GCCGCCGATGGACAGTCGTTCATGTACGTCATCACGGGCGACGGACGATCGCGCCTCACCGGACAACGCGTCGAGCGGATCGAGGGCGGGCGATCGTCGACGGAGGATTTCTGTAAAGACGATACCGGCGCCGAACTCGAACTCAAGGTCCGCAAGGCGGCACGCGCGAACCTGAATGGCAACATCGCGCGCGAGTTGTTCGGGTTGAAGAACGTGCCGATCGCCGAGTTGATCGCCGCGTGGGAGGGCACGAAAAAAGATTGGAACCGGTGCAACAAGGCGCAAGGGTTCGGGTCCACGTCCGAGCGACTCGGCGCCGCGCGTGAGGGCGTCCCCGACGTCCCGCCGCCGACGTGCCCGGTGTGCAAGGGCGACGACGGGCAACCGTTGCCGCTCGTCTATCGCGCCGCCAAGGGGAACAACAAACCCTTCTACGGATGCCGCAATTGGGACAAGCATCGCCAGGTCAAGGCGATCGTCGACGCCGCCGACTGGATCGCCCAGGAACACAAACGCGCCGCCTCGATCGCCGCCGACGCCCGCGCCCGCGCCGCGGAGGTCGAGGCGAACAACCGCCTCGACGAAGAGATCGCCAAGGCGGAGGGACACGGCAATGGACGTTGAGCACGCCTTGTCGCCCGTCGTGATCGCGCAATCGATCGGCGCCGCGTATGAGGCGTGGTTGCTCCGCGACCGGCGCCCGCGGTTGCCGCATCCCACAGTGTGGGCGTCCTCGTGGCGCGTATGCGAGCGGCGGATGGTCCTCGAACTCACCGTCCCCGATCAACAACCGATGCCGGATGCGCCGCTCCTCGCCAAGTTTCGCCGCGGCGACGATCGCGAACGGGATCTCCTCGCGGACCTCGCCCGCATTGGGCGCGATGCCGATCCGCTGTTCGAGGTCATCGGACAACAAGAACGATTCGAGATCAAAGGCCGGACCGGCGACGTGGTGATCTCCGGCAAGGTCGATGCCCGCCTCAAGATCCCGCGCCTCGGGATCTCGGCGCCGGTCGAGATCAAGGCGTGGTCGCAATACCTCGTCGATCAAATCCGCACGTTCGAGGACGTCAAGGCGAACCCGTTCACGCGTGCGGGCGCGTTCCAATTGCTCGCGTATCAGTACGCGTCGAATCAGCCGATCGGGTTCCTCGTCCTCGATCGCTCCGGGCTCCCGCTCCTCATTCCCGTGGAACTCGACACGCCGAACCTCGAGGCGATGGAGGAGTTCTTGTCGCGCGCCGAACGCGTCGTCGCGCACCGCAACGCGGGCACGTTGCCGGACTACTACACGGACGATCCCGCCGAGTGCAACCGGTGCCCGTTCTATGGGTCGACGTGTAATCCGCCGCTCCTCGCGAAATCGCCGGACGTCCTCATCGATCCCGATCTCGAAGCGCATTTGGAACGTTGGCACGAGTTGCGAGCGACCGGGAAAGAGTGGGAGGCGTTGGATCGCGATCTCAAGAAACGGTTCCGCGGCGTCGAGTCCGCCATCGTCGGGCACTTCGTGATCGCCGGGCGATGGGGCAAGTACCCGCGCCTGGACCTCCCGCCCGAGATCAAAGCGCAATACACGACGACCGATCCGAAAGGTCGTTTCACCGTGGAGATCGAGCGACTGTGAAACCGACGATCACGGTCGATCGCGCGTTCCGCCGCCTCATTCCTCCACTCGCGGAGGACGAACGCGCCAAGCTCGAATCCAGCATCGTCGAGGCGGGCAAGTGTCGCGATCCGCTCGTGCTCTGGAATGGCATCCTGATCGACGGACACAACCGATTCGAGATCGCCACACGGCATCGATTGCCGTTCACGACGACGACGATCGACCTCCCCGATCGCCTGGCGGTCACGATTTGGATTCGGTGGAACCAACTCGGGCGGCGCAATCTCACGGACGATCAACGCGCGATCATCGCCGAGGATCTAATCGAGGACCTCGCCAAGCAATCGAAACATGCGCGAGCGACGAAGGCGGGGAAACTCGGCGGGCGTGGCAACAAGCGGGAAAACTCGCGGGACACTGCGTCCCGCAAGCTTTCGGACAAGACGAGTCAGCGCACGAAGGTTTCGCGGCGGGCGCGCGTATCAGAGCGCAAGGTGAGGCAAGCGCGGGCGATCAAGCAACGCGCGCCGGAACTCATCGATCAGATCATCTCCGGGGAAAAGACGCTCGCGGAGGCGACACGGGCGATTCGACCCGCGGTCCGCGCCGAGAAACTCGCGTCCGTCGTCTGGCCCGAGGGGAAACACGGCGTCATCCTCGCCGATCCGCCGTGGCGCCCCGATGATGGCGTCCTCGATCCGACGCGGCGGATTGAGAACCAATACCCGACGATGACACTCGACGAGTTGATCGCATGGGGCGATCGTGTGCGGTCGCGCGCCGCCGATGATTGCGTGTTGTTGTTGTGGACGACCGCACAAAAGCTCAGTGACGCCGCGCGCCTCGTCGAGGCGTGGGGGTTCGTGGTCAAGTCTGGCGCGGTGTGGATCAAGCCCTCGATCGGGATGGGTTATTGGTTCCGTCAACGTCACGAGTTGCTCGTCCTCGCCACGCGCGGCGCCCCGATGACGCCATTGGAGGCGGACCGTCCCGATAGCGTGATCGAAGCGACCCGCCGCGGCCACTCCGAAAAACCGGATCTCGTGTACGCGCTGATCGAGCGCATGTTTCCGGGCGTCCCAAAACTCGAGTTGTTCTGTCGCGCCGATCGTCCCGGATGGGCGCGTGTCACCAATGAACCTGAATTGAGGATCGCGCAATGATTCGATCGACGGCGGCGTTTCACGAGGCTCCGCCCGCAAATTTCGACGGCGTGTTCCTCTGGGATTACCTCAAGCCTGCCTGGAAGGATGACAAGCGGAACCTGATCGAGCCTACGGATTTCGATGCCGTCGTCCACAAGAACAATAACTTTCTTGTGTTCGAGACGAAGGATCCCGGCGTCCTCGTCAGTAGAGGTCAGATGATCGCGTTCCGTGATCTCGTCCTCGATCGACGCTTCACCGTCGTGTTTTGCGCGAAACGCTCCGAGGACGTCAACGGGTGGGATGTGATGACCCGCAACGGGACGATCCACATGGAGGGCAACGCCGCGGATCTTCGATCGTGGTGTGCCTGTTGGTTTATTCACGCCACACAGTGGCGCGCCTGGTAAGGCAAGACGGAGTCGAATGATGAAACGCCGCGATCCCGAATCGATCATCGTCGAGTATTTCCTCTCGGCGGAACCGTTCCTCGCCTCGACGATGTTCCGCATCGTGCGCGGCATCGTCGATCAACGCGGGCTCCCGATCAAGCGCACGCGTCCGGCGGCGCCGACGAATGGCGACACGCCGCGCGCCAGGACGCGGAAGACACGATCGACGCCGCTCGTCGACGTGACCCGCGCCGGAACGGTTGACAACGTCTCCGACTAACGGCGGGCACGAATGGCCGATCACTATGGGCTCTTGTTCCCGTCGTACTTCACCGGTCCCACCGGGCGCGACCTCCAGGCGCGCGGTAAGGATGCGGTGATCCTCGGCGCCTACGTCGGATCGTCGCGCCACGCGAACATGATCGGCCTGTACGAACTCCCGCTCGTCTACATCCGCCACGAGTTGCCGGTCCTCGGCGACGACCGCGCGATCGTGCGCGCCCTCGCCGATCTCGAATCGGTCGGGTACGCGTTTTACGATCGGGACCTCGAGATCATTTGGGTCGTCGAGATGGCGCGGATTCGCCTCGGGCTCCCGCCCGGTGCGCCGCTCGCGATCGCCGATCGGCGTCACACTGCCGTCGTCCGCCTCTTCGACGCGGTGAAATCGCGGGACCTCCGGCGCCGGTTTCACCGCCGCTATACGGATCAATTGCAGTTGCCGCCGCTCGTCGCCGAGGGGGATGGAAGGGGCATCGATGCCCCCTCCGGTGGGCGCGATCGCCGAAGGGGCATCGATGCCCCTCCGAAGCCAGATCAGATCAGATCAGATCAGGATCAGGGATCAGATCAGATCAGATCAGGAAAGAACAAGCCGCGCGCCCCGCGCGCGTCAGGGGGGAACCGCCGCTCCGCGGCGGGGGGTTCTCACGATGGACAAAAGACCGGAAAAAAGAAACACGCCGGAGGTCCCTCGACTCGCGACGTTCCGGTATCTGTGCCGCCTGGCGCGCGAGGAAATCGCCCACGCGCCAACGATGGACGACGCGGAGTGGAACGACCGCATCCGGACCCGCGCGATGGAAACCGGACACCGGGACCCGCAACGGCGGGACGTGTACCGCGTGATCGATCTCGTCGCGAACTCGGTCCGCCACATTCGACGGCGCCCGCCGGAGGCGCGCCCATCAACGGCGCCGCCACGCGAGGCGCCGAACCCGTTCCCGGACCTCCCGCGGGTCCGCGGACCGGCGGACCTCACGTCGATCGCGACGATGATCGCGCCCGCCTCGACGCCCTCGACCGCGTGCGGGCACTCCAAGCCAGTCTCGGGACGGTCCCCCCTCGTGTGCAATCGCCCCGCCGGGCACGAGGGCGATCACAGTCTGTCCGTTAACGGCCTTCAACTCGTGCGGTGGAGTGGATGACGACACAACGCAATCACGACGAGATGTGGGACCCGGCGAGTGAAGAACTCGCGGAACATTTTCTCGCCGACGAACAGACATCCGAGGCGGAACACGAATCGCGCGTCGAGTCGCTCGCGATCGAGATCCAACGCGCCGTCGAGGCGTGGTTCGATGGGCACACGTTACCAGGTGCCCTCGACGATCCCGAGGTCGAGGGATGACGACGCGTCGTCGTCGCGCCTCGGGGCAATCGGCGTTGTTCGTGACGGCGCCCCTCCGGCAACCGGCGCAACCGCCGATCGAGGACGCGATCAAACTCGCCGGGCTCCCGATGTGGGACCCGGAGTTTGTGTTCGCGCCGCCGCGGCGATGGGCCTTCGACTACGCGTGGCCGCCGTGGCGCATCGCCCTCGAGATCGAGGGCGGGACGTTCGGGCGCTACATCGTCATCACGAGCGGATACGAGCGGCGCGGCGGTGTGTCGATTCCGATCAAGCCAGGCACACCGGTCCGCCTCGGCGGACGACACAACACGGGCGACGGCCTCGAAAACGACGCCGAGAAATACAACCGCGCGGCGATCCTCGGATGGCTCGTGATCCGCGCAACCACGCCGATGGTCAAGAGTGGCGCCGCGATCGCGACGTTGCGTGAGGCGTTCTCGGCGCGTGGGCTCGAATAGGAGGCAACGATGTTTCGAGTGGCAACGGTCCCGGTCCTCGTCCGAAAGATCGGCCTCACGATCGAGGAGAACGACGACGAGGAGTCCGACGAGTCGACGGTCCGCGCGTGTACGACGACGTTCCGGATCAAACTCCTCGCGCGCGATCTCGCCGAGGCGATCATCGGCGTCCCGGTCGCGCGGCATTGCTTCGGGAAAGACGGACTCCCGGTGTGGGACGTGAACGACGTCCGGTTCACGCCGCCCGAGGCGCATTACGCCGTGGACCTCTACTCGGCGCCGGACATGCCGGAGGCGGTCGCGATTCTCCAGGACGCGACGATCGACACGATCCGCGTGTGGCGTCCGAAAGACACGCTCCGCGATCTCGCGTTGGAGTTCACGACGCGCCACGTGATCGCGCGCGGCGACGTGAAGGACCTCGGGGATTTGATCACCGCGTGGGAACACCGGGTCGCGTACGTGACGCTCACCGAGATTCGCCCGCCGTTGTTCGAGGACCTCGACGCGCCCGATCCGCCCGCGCCGACACGACGCGCGCGGGCGGCATCGTCCGCCGCGAGCAAGACACATTGAAGGATCGACCATGACCAATCCCGTGTCGTCGTCGCCGCGCACGCCCTCCCGGACGTGTTGCGCCGTCCTCGCGGTGATCCTCGCGTTGACCGCCGCCGTGTTGCTCATGGTGATCGCGATCCTCCGTCCGGATCCGGCGCCGCCGGACTACGCGCGGATCCCGATCGTCACCGATCACGCGTGGGACACGATCACCGCGCAAGAGTGGCAGGCGCAAGCGAGGACCGGGCAACCGCCGTCGATCGCCGTCCTCAGTGACGCGCCGATCTCGCCGCTCAACGTGTTGGCGATGCCGTTCGCCGGGACGCAACCCGACACCGAACCCTCGGTCGTGTGGCGTCCGATGCCCACGGCGCGCGAGGTCTACGCCGAGTGGTGGATGAAAGTCTCCGCCAATTGGGAGTGCAACCCGGCGGGATGCGGCAAGATCGCGTTCCTTTTTCCCGCGAGCGGCGGCGGCGATCTCTATCAGGGCATCTATTGCGCGACGTCCAACGGGACGTGTCCCTCGGGCACGTTCACGCCGATGCAATTTGCCGGGCAACTCCAGTTTGGCGCGTACGCGGGCACACCGATCTTTCCCAACGTCACGACAACGCCGATCGATCGCGATCACTGGTATCACTACGCGTTCTATGTCCGATGGTCCTCGACGCCCGAGGCACACGACGGCGTGTGGCGATGGTGGGTCGATGACGTCCTCAACGGCGAGTACACGGACATTGCGTTCGCGATGGGTCCGGCGACGGAGTTCCAATTCGCGATGACCAAGCAGACGATCCCGGATCCGCCGGATCAATTCGTATGGTTCGACCACACGATCATCCGCGCGACTCCAGGCGGACCAATGGGCGTGGCGACCGGGCGCCGGAGCGGGGCGCGATGACCGCCGATCCCGCCCTCGTCCTCCGTCGACTCAAACGCACGATCCGGGACGCTCTCGCGATGCTCGCGCGGCAACGCCAGGACGACCGCGCCCGCGGGCACATCGAGGCGTTGCACTTCGTACGAACCACGATCCGGATCCACGGACGATTGGGAGGGACGCATGGTCGCGCACTTGTTCACGGGCACCGGGGCGTACGTCGCGCGCGTCGACGTCCCGCCGTTCACGACCGGGTATCCGCCGATCCTCACGTGGGGCGTGCGGACGTTCCTCCGCCTCGACGACGACCCGCGGCGGGGCGACTACCGGGAAGCGTTCGCGTACGCCGTCCCCGATGACGCGGTGATCCGGGTCCAGAGTGGGAGCGACACACCATGAACCGACGAGAAGCGATCGCGGCGTTGATGGCACTCCCGGAGGCGGCGCACGTGACGATCGCGCGCCCGCGTCCGGACGATGTGATCCTCGTCGAGTGCCAGGAACTCTTGTCGGCGGAGATCGTCGCGCGGATGGCGGACACGTTGAAACGCATCTGGCCCGAACACCGCGTCGTGATTTGCGATCGCGGCATCCGGTTGAAGTTCGTCGAGTCGGGATCCCGCCGATGACCTACACGCTCAACGACGTGGAACAACGACTCGCGCCGGAGTTCTCAGGGCGACGAGGACATCCACCTCGAGGGCATCGGCGCGGAGATCGCGTTCTGTCGATTGTTCAACGTCTATCCGGATTTCACGATCGGTCCGCGGAGCGGCGGGCACGATTGCACGTGGTGCGGTTGGAAGGTGTCTCGACCCGTGCGACGTCTACGCGTTGATGGTCGGCACGTTTCCAACATTCGAGTTTGTCGGGCTCGCGACCGGCAAGGATCTTCTACTGGCGCACAACCTTCGCAACTTCGGATACGGTCCGACGTACGCCCTCCCCCAGGCGGCGTTACTCCGCATTCACGCGGTCGAGGGGACCGGATGACGCATCGATCGACGGCGGGAGGACGATCCCATCGCCGGTCGTCCCCTCACGGCGGGTTCTGTCTGGCATGGGCGGATCCGCCGTCGAGGGGAATCACGAAAGGAACGGCATCATGAGCGACGACACGACGACCACACCACGCGCCAAGCAACGCCGCGGATTCGCCGTGATGAAACCCGAGGCGCGACGGCGGATCGCCGCGATGGGCGGACGCGCGGCGCACGCGAAAGGGACCGCGCACGAGTGGACCTCACACGAGGCGCAACACGCGGGGAAGAAGGGCGGGGCGGTATCACGCGGCGGACGCGGGCGCCTGGAGTCGTGACCGAGTACGACGCGGACGTGCAACATCTCGCGGAGTACATCTTGCGCGGGGAACCCTACACGGTCGACACCGCCGCCGACTATGAACGCCTCGTCCATAGTCTCGCGTCCGCGGTGCAACGGACGATCGCCGAATGGATCCTCGAGCATCCCGAGATCCGGCGGCGTGAGGTCCGGCGATGACCGGCGGTCGCTCGTATGACGATCGCCAACTCGGCGCGGTCCTCGTGTCGTGGTTGTGTTGTCGGCGCACGGTGTATGCCACCAATCCGGCGATGGGTTGTTTCGGATGCCTCGCAAAGCGAAGCCGGTGATCG